TTGCATTTGTAAACCAGTCGAATAACCACTGACAGCTTGCTGCCCAGCTTGAAGTAACGCACCTAAAGCACTAGGTCTATCTATTGGTTGGTTAATTCCGATCTGACGTTGTTGCGTAGCGAACCCAGCTTGTTCAAGACCTAAGCCTGTAGATATACCACCAAGTTCTTGTTGTCGTAATAACGCACTGCGATACCCAGCTTCTTGTCTCATATAGTCGTCCATCAACGCCTGTACAGACGCACCCGCTACTCCAGCTTCTCCAGCTGATACTCTAGCTCTAGCAAGTGCAGCTTGTGATTTACGACTTACTTGTTCAAGTTCCCGTCCAACTGCCTCTTGTTCTTGTGCTTGACGCATACGAAGAGAGGTCTGTTCCTGCATGAAACGCTGACGCTCCGCAGCTGCTGCTTGTGCTTGGTATCTAGCTTGTTGTCTAGCTTGCTGACGCTGCCCCGCATACGATACAAGAGGAGACGCTACACCAGCTACCGTTGAAGCACCTACTATACCTAACTGTACAGCTGACATACCAGCTGCTGCCTTGGCTCCGACGACTGCTGCACCTATTGCTGGAAAACACATAACAATTACTTCCTCTCTAATATAAATGACAGATAGCCTTCGTACTGACAATCGTTAAACTCTGCACCTAACCACTCCAACCACCTATAACTCAACGTGTTACTCTTCATAACAAAGTTAGTGAGATAATCAAAACCATCTAACAACCCCATCATCCGTTCCTTGGAGTGCTTCAAAAAGAACTTCTTAATACTTGGTAACCGTCTAGTACCCAATAACCAAGCACTTCCGATATTAGTACCTTCGATAGGAGCCACACCAAATGAACAGTACAAGTTATTCATCTCATCTTTCACGCTGTAACACTTTGTACTACAAGCGTAAGACATCATAACAGCGTCTCGTGGGTGGTGCATAAGTCCGAGTATCTCTAACATATCTTCCTCCCGCAGGTCTTCATACAGATCAACTGCATCCATATCACCGTGTGCTTCATCTATCCTAAGCTCCATATCTTCTGCTTCTCGGTATCATCATAGACTCAAACTCTGCAGCTAATAGCTTAACTGGCAATGCAGAACTGCTCTTTACTTCGATGGTTGCTTCTTCTGGTTGTGCTTGTACAGAGAATCTAAAGTGACCACTCTGAGGGGTAAAACTGTTAAGTGTTAAGTCAGCTCCAAGAATATCAGGATTGTAGACGTAGGTATACTTATCTCTGAACTTCGGTGTTACTTCTACAACAAAGTGTCCGGTATCTGCATAGTTCAAGCTACCACTACGAATCGTTTGGAAGGTGTAATCAGATGCACTTCTTCCTCCTCTTTCTGTTGATTGCTTCAGTGTTTGGTCGGAGAACCTGTACAACATATTGTACGGGATGCCAGCAAAGAATGGAACAGATGTTATATCACCACTCACCGTACCCTCTGTAGCTGATGTCCTAGTAAATGCGTACTTATGTCCAGCTTTACTGTATATCTCGACACCTGTTGGATCGTAAGGAAACCCGCTGATTGTAGTAACACCGCCACTAAAGTTAGTAGTCAATGCACTGCCATCTATACGACTGTCCAATAATATAGAGTAAGTAAGATCAGTATCCTGTAGATCATTCTCCATAGGTAGTACCTCTAAGAATGTATCTGTGGTATCTTTTGTTATAACGTACAGATCGGACTCTATGAAGCCCATGCTTACAATCTCCCTACCAAATGTAAACTTCTGCCAAGCACTCTGTACCTTTTCTTTATTCTGCCAAAAGAACTTGTACACAAACATCTCAGTACGATTACCGTTTATCAAGCACAACAAATTCTCAGTGGCTGATCCTGTCATCAGTTCGATACGGGATGGTACATAAGTAGGTACTTGTGCCGTGATCTCAGCAGCGTCAAAGATATTAGTATCGTTATCTACGTAGTATTCTGTAACACCTTCGTAGTTATTCCTACGGAAGTTAAAGTATACATAGTTGTTAAGCACCAACGGCTTTATAGTATCTGATGAATCGTACTCTGTAGCTGGTGTAATACTTACCGTCTTGGGTGTTAACAAATCTGTACCACGCAGTACGAACTGTGTACTGTTAGAAAAGATAAGCAGCTTCTCTTGGAATGGTATAGCGTGTTGTAAGATAGCTACCTTTGTGTGTGCTACTCCAACATCGATAGGGGCAGAGTCCAACAACGATAACACAGTGGTCCTCCAAAAGTTAAAGTACTCATCTGCTTCGGAGAATACAATACTGCTATCTGTCAGTAAACCCAATCTGTTTTTAAAGAAGAATATGTCGTTTATCTTACTACCAACAAATGTAGGAGCAGGATTCGTGTCATCATCTCCCGCTAATCTAGTTCCCCAAGTTGCTGTGTCTAATGTCCAAGTATTAAAAGTAGCGTCATCAGGTTTAAGCTGTAATGGCATGGTGGTAGCGTTGATAGTAGTCTTTATGCCGTATCCTATATCTTCTATCCAACTACCTCCTCCAAACGCTTCTTCGTCGTGCACCTCAAATTTTACATAGTAATCATCTTGCACCAGTTCTGCATCACCACGCACTTTAACACGGAATCCGTGGTATGCTTTAGATGGTAGATCAGTGATGCTACCTACTTCTTTGTAAACTAAACCCAGTCCTTGGTCAGCTAATCCATCCTTAGCTCCGATCTGAAAGTCAGATGTACCTGTGATCTTGATGCAAGCATTCTGTACTTCCACTGTTTGAGATACACCTGTAGATGCTATTGTAGCGGTAGCTGTTGCTGATCCTGTACTAAATGAAATAGTAGGTGCTGATGTATACTTTCTACCTCCGTGGGTGACAACAACTTCTGTAACTACGCCTCCCGATAACAAAGCATAACCTCCAGCATTATCAGTACCTGTAGCAGGATTACTGAATGTAACATCTGGTGGTGTGGTGTATCCGCTTCCTCCGTTTGTTATTGTAACAGAAGTCACTTGACCACCTGTTCCTAAAGTCTGTGCTAGTTGTCCAGCTATGTATTCAGTATCCGCATCTTTACCTGTACCTTCTGAGTTACCAGTGGAATCAGCGGATGAGTCCTGACCGTCTCCACTTTCATAGATAAATTTCTGGCCGTCTATCTCTACGCTGTATTCTTTACTGTAATCCCCCAATTTAACGAACACTAAAGCTTCGTAAGGAAGTGTAGAACTAAGTGTACTGCTCAACGCTACTGTCTGTTTTTTATTCGCTATGAATGTATAGTCAGCTACAGTTAATGCTTTAACATCAGTACGAGGAGTTGTTATACCATCTAAGTAAGTCTGTGCATTAGCTGTGATAGATACTGTCTTTTCCGTACCGTCACTCAGATCAAATAAAGATAGATCATTGTTCTGTATAACAGCAGCAAACTGATTGTCGTCGTCTCTATTGATGTACTGTACATAAGCATCGTCACTAATAGCAGAAGTAAATAACTTACTGATGTGTCGTGTATTAGGACGCTTTACTAACCCCTCAACGACAGTAGCCCAAGCATTTACTTGTTCGTCACACTGACCGGGATACCTGAGATTGTCAGGCTGTTGCGATACTCCCTGTGCGAGATTCGGTACACTGTTTACTAACAGAGGCATCTCTTATCTATCTAATACTCTTAGTACGCTGTAGTGGTCAAAGATAGTACGGTCTGCATTCTCAGAGTCGCTATCAATCGCACGTGCTTTCGCTTCTATCTCATCCCGCAAAGCAAACCCTTCGATCTCTCTACTGCCTAAGAATCGATTAGCAAAGATACGAGCTGCTTTAACTGTAATGTAGTGACGGAACTGCTCAGGCATATCTGTGAATGCTAACTCAAAAGTAATAGAGGCTTTCACCTCTTTGGTCCATACATCCGTGTGATTCTTTCTGTCGTATAACAAAAGTCCACGTTGTACTGGATCACTGTCTGTATAAATTTCTGGGTCTAAGTCTACACGAAGCGTATTGCTTGGTAAGTTAATCTTAGACGTGGAAGCATCAGGAGTAAGTGTGTACTCGTGCTCCGTATTAAAGTGCCAACCCTCTGACTGTATAGCTTTACTGGTTTCGTCGAGGACTGCTTCTGCTTGAACGACTGTAACAGGAACTGCTGTACCTCCAAGTGTATTAACCGGGGCTTCCCCGATAACACTGATGATTGTATTTACTGCATTTAGTTTAGTCGTTAAAGCCATGATGTTCTATAAAGTATATAATCAGTGGAGGGGAGCGGAACGAATCACAGACCTCCCCAACACCGAGAGAAGAGCGTTACGCTATTAGTTCGATAGCACACTCAGGACGGAGAACTCCGTGACCCATAGCATACTTAGCGACAAACAACGTACCTTGACGCTCGATCTGATACTCCGATTCGGTAGCAAGATCAAGCAGTTTAACAGTTCCTACAGCAGCAGAATGAGAAACAATACCTTTAGTGGTGGTGAAGTTTCCGTTGTATCCTACTCCGTTTCCGCCAAACACATCGTTGTTAGACTCACCGTCGCCAGTAGAAGTACCGCTGAGGTCAGTTGATGGGATGTGGTTTGACTTGAAGATGCTGATACCAGCGATCTGTGGAATGTTACCAGCAGCAAGACTTCCGGCTCCTCCGATATCTTTATTGATAGCAGAAGTAAGAGAGAAGCTGTTGGAATCGTCAGCACCAGTGATAAGCTTGTAGTACTCTTGAGGACGCAATACACAGAAACGACCGTCACTAGGAACATCGTGTTCGTCCATGCGTTGAGCAGCACTAAACAAAGCAGCTACCAACTCAGCACCTGTAGGATTACCTGTGTCAGAATTAGCGTCTCCGAAGTTTACGAAGGTGTTAGCACTGATGTCGAGGATGCTTCCGCCTTTACCAACTTGACTCAAGTTAGCTCCGGTACGAGCAGCAGCGATGAACACTTTAGCAAGAGCAGTGTCGAAACGAACTGCAAGAGCTTTACCCAACTCGTTAGCGTATACTGAACGAATGTCGTAGTGATTCTTTACATCGTCGATGTTAGCCAAGAAGGTAGAAGCAACAAGCATCTTATCGATGGTAATGATCTTCTCAGTTTTCTTGATGTCGGAAAGGTAGCTGTTACCTCCGTCTGC